GGAGACGAAGTAAATAAAGTAGGAACTCCTTTAGCTTCCACTTACTATAAAGATCCAGTAACAGGAGAAGAAAGATTCTTCACTGCTCAAGCACCAACTTTTAAACAATTAATGGGTGATATCGGTAGAGGATTATTCTCAGGGTACAACACTCTTTCTTATGATCCTAATGCTGGTGGTATTCCGACTACAACAGGAGGACAAATTGTTCGTCGACAAGGATTATTTCCATTACTTGCCAATAAAGCAATGTCTGGAGAATTTGGACTTATGGGACTTGCTAAAGGTTTATATGATAGATTTAAAAGTGGAACTCAACAGGGAATAGAAACTGTTGGTGGTCTTTACGATAATTTGAGATCAGCTTTCAGCGGTCAGCCGACCGTGAATTACGGTGGAGGGAGTACTATTACAACTACTACCAATCAACCTGTAATTGATTTAACACCTGCCTCGATTGAAACAGAGACACTTCCCTCTATGGATTTAAATAGAAACATTGGAAATGAGAGTGACCAATCAATCTTTGGTATAACCAATACAGGTGTTCCTTTACCTTTTTTAAGAAGTACTACCGATCTTCCTTACAATAATATTAGCTCATTCAACCCAGATACTTATCAACCAGGATATCTTCCTGAGGGTTACTCTAATGTGGGTGTTGCTCCTATTATTCCTGAGTACTACCAACCTAACAATACTTTAGGTAATATTTTTCTAAATAGTCAGGGGTATGAAGTTCCTATTTCAAATGATTTGATGAGTAAAAGAAGACCACCAAGTTATTTAGAGCAACAAGATAATTATTATTATCAGAATAGACTTCAATCATTACCAACAGGTCAACAATATTATTATGCAGATGCTTCTCAACAAGACATAGATCGAATAAATAAAATGAGACAACTTAAAGGAATGGATCCTCAATCAATCTATGATATGAGAGATATATTTCAATTAAGTCCTGAATTAACCCTAGAAGATATTCAAGGAATTAAAGAAGGAACAATAACTCAACCAACAGGAATTTTTGCAAAATACGGAGGAAGTGTAGACAAATACGCTGGTTTAGGTTATAAACTTAAATAAATGAAATTAATTCAATTTATTATAAATATATTTAAAAGAAAGGTAGAGAAAGATCCCCACGAAGAACACTGGGGAATAGGTGCATCATGATAAAAATTACAAAAGAACTTCGAGCTAGGGTTATCGCCCATGAAGGAATTGTCGACGAATTATATTTAGATTCATTAGGAAAAGCCACTGTGGGCATCGGCCATTTGATACAGCCACATGAGAGAGATAGATTTCCAGAAGGAAAAAAGATTTCTAGAGAAGAAATAGATGAGTTATTTGATATCGATATTAACAGAGCCGCGGCAGGCGCTGACTTATTAGTTGAAGAATGTATTGGAGTCGGACTTGAACTACCTCAACATATTGGTGAAGTGATCGTGGAAATGGTTTTTCAATTGGGAATTCAAGGTGTTAGAAATTTTAAGAAGATGTGGAAAGCGATGAGAGTGAAGGATTGGAAAACAGCTTCACTGGAAATGAAAAACTCCAGGTGGCATTCACAGACACCGAAGCGCTGCGAATCCCTTGCTGAAATTGTAGCTAATACCTAGAGAGTTCTTCTAATAAAGTTTGGAAAGCGACCTTCTTGTTTAAAGGTCATATAAGCTGCATACCAATCATTTTTGTATTCTGCTTGACAGAATTGTTTAATGGTTTCGTCTTTGTCTTCCTTTACTTTAAAGAAGTTTAAAAAGTGATCCATTGATCTTTTTGTTAAATTAAACATTTTTATTTTCTCCTTGTGATAGATGTTTTATCCACATCTTAAAAAAAGAGAATTGTTGTTTTCGCACAATAGATATGATAAATTAATAGTTAGAATGATAACGACACAATATACAAGGAAGGTAACTTTGATGTATGTTGCAAAAAGTTTTTAGATTTAGTGGCCCTTGCAAAAACATTATAATTTATTAACAGTCGTTATCGTTCTTTTTAAGCCACTCCGTCAACTGACAGCATCTTTTCTAACTTATTCAAATACCATTGAGCTTTCCTGATATCTTCGATACCATTCTTTTCACGATGTCTGGCCAGATATTTCCATATCTGACCTTTCAAATACCCAATAAACTCATCCTTTGTTAATTGAGATTCAATCGCATCGATTGTTTCAATAGTTTTATTTTTATAATAGTTAGGATTAATTTTATCACTCATTTTGCTTCTCCCCAATTATTACCAATAGCGACGTCAACCTTAGACGGAACACTCATTTCTATCGTATTCTCCATAATATCAATGATTTTCTTTTGTGTTTCTGGATCATCTTTAATACTGATCGCTAATTCATCGTGAATTTGAATCATTGGAGTAATACCTTCTTTATCCAAGTCAATCATTGCTTTCTTTGTTTGGTCAGCAGCTGATCCTTGAATTAATCGATTTAAAGCTTTATAGGTCCCTGATCTTTTTAAAGGAGTGTATTCGCCATACTCTTCTTTCGCTCTATCCAAAGGATATGCTTTATAAGACCCAAATGCTTTAGGTTCCCATAATTCAAAACGACATCTTCGACCTAAGAAAGTTTTAACAGCACCTCTTTTATTTGCATGATCGGAAACTGCGTCAGCTAACTGTCGAACAAAAGGAACTCTTTCATTATATTGTTTAATCAAAGACTTTCCTTCTTCTGGATCAATCCCTAATTGATCGGATAGTTTGCCTACACCCATACCGTAAAATAGCCCTAAATTTATGGTTTTAGCGCTCTTACGAGGTATATTTCCAATCTCAGCCATGATTGTGTGGAAGTCTGTTTCTTTGTCTTCGTTATAAGCTTTGACAATCTTTTCAGCACCTTCAAGCTTCACGATGTTCGCATAGTGGCTCACGAGTCGTGGCTCTTGCTGAGAGTAGTCAAAAGAACCCCACTTCTCTCCTTCTTCAGGTAAGAATAATCCTCGAACCAAAGAACCGATTTTAATATCGGACTCAGCGTCATCTTTAGCAGGGATTTGCTGAAGGTTAGGATTAGAATAACTAAATCGACCTGTCAGCGTACCACCGTTTTCTGTTCGTAACTGATTAATATTCGCATGAATTCTTCCGTTATGCTGATACTTTTCAATCGTATGGAGGAACGTGGTCCGTGCCTTGTTGAAGTTTCTGGCCTGAACAATTGCTTTAGGAACAGGGTGAGGATGAAACTCTAAGAAGTTTTTAGTAAAACTAGGATTACCTTTATCTGTTTTTGGATAATCAATTTTACATTGATCAAAGACCGTCGCAATAGAACGAGCAGCCCAAATATCACACTTTAAATTAGTTTCTTTAAAAACAAAATCTAACAGTTCATTTTCTTTTTTAATAAAAGATTTCTCTGCTTTCTTTAGTTTTTCTAAATCAACTCTCACGCCCTTCTTTCTCATCTTCATGAGAATAGGAATTAAATCTGTTTCTAAATCAAAAACAGTTTGTAAGTCTTGTTGAGTAATTTCAGGTTTTAGTCGGTCCCATAGCTTTAAACAAAGAACAGCATCTTGTTCAGCATACTCACCTACATATTGAGAAGGTATTTTAAACATCTCACTTTTAGGATTAACACCCCATTGAGCAGCAGTTTCATTTAACAGAAATTCATTTTTACTTTCAGCTAAATATTCTTTTGCCACTGCGTTCAGTGAATAGCTATATTTGTTTTCATTAATCAAAGGAGCCGCGATCATCGTATCAATAATACGACCATTCCACTTAACACCTTCAGCTTCTAACCAACCAAAGTCATAGGTGGCGTTATGGGCTATTTTCTCTCCTTCTCCAGAGAGCATTTCATTTAGCCAGTTAAACACGACTCGTGGATCGTGGTTAAATCCTGTTTCATGTCGAATAGGATAATATCCTTTCCAACCGTCGACAGCGATTGCCACACCAATAATTTCTCCGTCATTGGTCGCCCACCCTGGACCTTTATCCATGATGTTCGGATCTTTTGTTTCTAAGTCAATTGCAATTTTATCTGCATCTTTAATGTTTGGGAAATCCATTGGTGGAACCCATTCTGATTTAGGTTTAAACATACCTATTTGTTTACTCATATTCTATATGCCTCTCTAGACTGTGGTGTTATAATGTAAAGGTTTTCTTTAGCCCTTGAAAACGCTACATAGAAAAGTCTATGCTCATTAACAGGATTAACCCTGTATTCCTCATAAGCCATTTTTCCTATATCTAAAGACACAACAACATTATCTGCTTCACCACCTTTTTGTTGATGAATAGTCGATAAGGTTACACGTGGCTCTAGAGCTAAGTTCTCACCCCTTGTTTCTAAGTTTTCTAAATACGCTTTAGTTTCAGTATTGATTGTCGTCATTACTTCTGCCCAAGGCGTACCAAACTCAGCTAGTAATCCGAAATCATCTTTTAAATTATTAAAAGATAACTTCTTATCTGGAAAATTCTTTCGTTGTTCTGCAATAAGCTTTTTATTACCTCGAGCAACAAATTCTTTTCCCAAACACTTGTAAAGGTTTTCGATCAAACGAATAGGAACTTCATTAGTCTCCGACCTCATTAAATCTTTCCAAGTTAAAATCGCATTTCTTTCTTTAGTACCAATTGAATAACGATATTTACTGTCTTTCAACTTGACTCGAAAGAAAACATTTTTCTTTCTCATCACTTCTTCCATGTCATCACGAATTGTTCTTGTACGACCCATTAGCAACCAAGAACCTTCATCCATATTTAAATGAAACATTCCTCGAATAAATTCAACAGAACCGTCTCGATTAGCAGGAGACCATTTAATATCTCTACTGGATGCAATTTGTTCTTCGACTCGATTAACAATCTCCCAAACTTTTTTAGGAACTCTTTTTGATTCATCTAAAACAATCAGGTTTTTAGCTTCTTCTTTAACTTGAAGAGCTCTGGATACATCTGCGTCTGCCCAAGTATAGATTGCTTGATTAGGGTCCATAGCAACATAAGATTTTTCAGAATTACTCCAAATCTTTTCTGCCATTTTCCATTGAATCGTCGACATATCTTGTGACTCATCAAAGAACACTACTTTAAAAGATTTAAAAAAACTTCCATTCACGTAGTTCGTAATTAAATCTGTAAAATCTACTTTTGGTCCTTGATCTTTTACTAAGTATCCATTAGTTCCACTGGTAAACTGTTCATAACCAACAGATTTATATTCTTTTAATCCTTTATCGATATACTCTAATTTATGCCAAATAATATCTTTAGCAAACATGGCCCAACAATCACGTAAAGGAATGTCTCTTCTTTTTGCTTTTTCTATGAGATCAATGTATTTGTCATCATAATTGTTGAAAAATATGTCATCATCGTTACTAACGTTAATATTAATCCTAAGTTCATTTGATATGTTTCTCCAATCGTTGTTACTCATTATATGCTCTCTGGTAAGACCCATTTGTCTTAGAGCAAAAGAGTGTAGGGTGCTAAAGTTTTCTAACTGACTTGATGCAATTTTAAACTTCTCGGAAGCTCTTTGTTTAGCTTCATCGACAGCTTTATTTGAAAAAGAAAAGAAAGCTATCTCATCAATCGAAATATCATTAGCTAAGTGTTCTTCTATTTTATCTAAAATAAAAGTCGTTTTACCTGTCCCTGGAGGACC